AAGGTATTCTAGGTAAAATTAAAGAGGCAGCAGATGACAAAGAAGAACAGCTTGCTATTCTGTCTACTTTTGTTAGGCTTGGCATCCTTGTTTGGTCTGGCGGAATACTCACGCTGGCATACATCAAGTTACCTCCAGCCCTTGGAATTCCTGAACAAAAACTAGATCCGACTTTTATAGCCAGCGTCTTCACCGGAGTTTTGGCTACTTTTGGTGTCCAGGCAGCAAAGAAAGCAGGAGAAGCTAGTGCTGCTGCTGGCGGCATTAGTAAAGCAGACATGGAAAGATTGATTGCTGCAGCAGCACAGACTGCACCCGCACAAACTATTCGTATTGAGCAGGCACCAATCAAAATTTCTACAGACGATTCATATAAAATGTAACGGAGAATAAAATGCAAAAAGTAATTAATGTTTTAGCAGTACTATCATTTGTAGGAACTGCTGGTATTGTCGGCGGTGGTGCTGCAGTGTATCTCAATAAAGATTCTATTGTTGATAATATTAAGTCACAAGTTGCCGGTGCAGCAACAGAAGCAATTGCAGGACAACTTCCTGGAATGATGGACTCTGCAATGCCAGAAATGCCAGAACTACCATCAGCAACTGGTGGTATCATTCCTGGTATGTAAAATGGATATTCGTGAGATTAAACCGATCGATATTAATTTAACCATCAGGGAATTAGATATTCCACCTATTGATATCTGGACTGCTCCTGCTGTTGGGAATACTAATGTAAGTGTACCACCGGTCACAATACAGTTAGGAACTCCTATCATTAACATACCTGGTTGTGTTGAAGCTCACGAATCTAATAATGATTCTAAAACTATTGGTACGGATGATGAGAATGGTCTAGTCACTTATTGTGATGCGGGTGTTCCATCATTCAATCCAATAGATTATGATAAAAATCAATTAAAATTTACTAATGGTCCAAGACAAACTCCTCAAATTAAAGGGGAGCAACCAAATAATTTAGAAGATACAGTAAAGGAAACTCCAGCATCTCCAGGATCAAAATCACAAGACATTCAGTGTCCTACTCAAGAACAGTTATCTAAAGAACCCGTGGGGTTCCTGTTTGATAGTGGACGCAAAGAAGTATTAGGATACAAATTGGTAGGAGACCAATGTATCCGAGAGGTAGGTGATGTACCTATCATTACACAAGTATTAAATGGATTACCCCCAACTGGTGTTGTTATCACCACTGGGGGTATTGCTGTAGTTGCTACTACATCTGCACTGCTTGCTAAACCATTCGCTGACATTCTTCTGAAGGTAATCAAACCTACAGTGAAGAAAGTTCTGAAGAAGGTTGCTGCTATTCGGGGTAAGAAACCAAAGGTCGAGTCTGTAACGGAGCGCCGAGGAGAGCAGCGTCTTCGTAATGAAGCGATTGCAAAGCTTCGGTCTGTTGCGGCGAAGAGTCAGAAGAAGAAGAAGTAGGTTTAGGAATTAAATGTACGTGCTCTTTAATAGAATTCTTATTCATAACAATAACATCAGCACATACATTCGCATACTTACTTCCAGGACGGAATATAATTCCTTGCTGCATTAGTGTTCCACAATTCTTAAGTCTCGCGATCTCAAAATCTAATCTCTTATTGGCAGTTAGTTGTTGCATCATTGCAATATTAGAAGATGCTGCTTCTTTACAGAGGTCTTGTAAGTTTTTATCTAATGGTGTGCTCCAAGTCATTGAGAAACCTACGCCTACACTGTAGTTATCTTTCTGTCCTGTTCTGGTCTTTTTAGTAAATAAAATATCTCCTGGATTATCAATACGTCCATCTGCAATATCATTACCATCATCATCAAATGCTCCCATAGTATCAGTAACATCATACACTGGGTCATTAAAATATGGTTCCCATGGTCTGGATGCTGAAGCGGTTCCAGTTACATATGGAGAAAAGTTGCGAGTGGGACCTTGACACTGAATCCCGTTTCCGTATGTGTTTGTAATATATGGTCCCTGAAGGACTTGTACAGCTTGGTTTGTAACGGAGCCTGAACTGTTAGCCACAGGAGAAGCAGTAGCAGACACACCACCAATAGTTTCAGCATAAGAAGGATTAGCAAATAATAATGTTACTGCGAGAAGATACTTGTGGTATCGGTTACGCTTGTAACCTCTGTTTCCCTTTGAATGATTGTATGATTTTGAAGACCTGGGCCGCTGTAAGTTTCTGTAAACTGAAAAGCCCCGCCCGGATTCGTTTGTTGAAACGATGGTCTGCTTGTTACTCCCGTCCATGATGATGTCACTCCATCTATAGTTACATTAGAAGCACCTGTTCCTGGGGAAAGGTTTCCAGATGCTGATACACCAGAACCAGTAGCAGAGTACTGATATCCGGTGCTATAATCCATACTGTTAATTGTTTCTGTTATCTTTTGTGTAGTTTCTGTATGGCTAGACATACTTCCTTGAGAGAAGTTTGGTACTACTGGGACCGCCATTGCGGGAGATCCCATTAGAAATGCCATTAGAATTATCTTCTTCATGACAGTCCTTAATCGATTACAGTGATCTCACTTACAAATTGTCCAGTAGCAGTAGTGCCAGCTCCACCGGCCGTTACTGTAAGAACACCAGCTGAAGTAACTGTACCTGCTAGAGTTCCTGCTACACCAGCAGTGTAAGAAGTTACATTACTAAAGTTAGGTACTGCACCTACGGTAGGAGCACCAGTTGGGATTGCATCAGCCTGGGTATATGACTGACTGAATGAGAACGCAGAACCTGCTGTGTCTTGAGTGGCAGCAATAGTACCGGGAGCATATATTCCAGACGCAATCGTGCCAGCAGACACTGTGCCTGCTGTGTTACCGTCAGTAGTATCAATGTTTGCCCCAGAGATACTAAATGAGGAACCAATTCGTGTTGCATGTGATCTAGCGGCATCAACTGTAAGTTGAACACTAGAAGCATGTTTTGATACAAGTCCGCCTGCATTTGCTGCACTTACGGTCATCAGTAGCATTCCAAAAGTCAAAAAGACTTTTTTCATTTGTAATAGAACAAACTATGAAAATATTTATACGAGCCGGGCTTGACAAACGACTACATAGGTGATATGATAAGCACTGTCGTAATGAAACGAATGATCTCACAAGCAATTATAGCTGCTGGACTCTCATTTATGATTCCAGCGTCAATTCAAGTTCTCCCCCCACTGGAAGGACCTCTAACTATTCCTGTAATACATTACGAACCTACCTGGCAGTGTGCAGATTGCACTCCGGAGGAACAGTATGTACTTGCAGAACTACAAGAACAAACAAAAATTTCTGATAAGAATGCTCTTGCTACACTGATGGGCAACATCAAGCAAGAGAGTAAGTTCATCGCTAACATCTGTGAAGGCGGAGCTCGTGTCTCGTATACTCAATGTAACTCTGGTGGTTATGGTTTGATTCAATGGACTAGTATCGGTCGCTACAGAGCTCTTGGTAGTTTCTGCTCTAAATATCAATGCGATCCTAGCAGTCTGGAAGGTCAAACTCGTTTCATGATCAATGAAACTACCTTCCAACGTGTCCTCCCAGAATTTGAAGGGCACGGATATTCTATCTCGCAGTACATGGTTCCTGCATACTACTGGTTAGGATGGGGCATCAAAGGTAATCGTGAAGTTTATGCTTATGATTACGAATCTAAACTGACACTAGTATGACATACCCTGCACCAAAATATCTTAAAGACGACGCCTGGTTTAGTCTTGATTGCTTCTCTCTTTATCAAACAGAATATAAACTTGATTACGATCAAGCCGTTATTGAAAATCTATTACTTGATGATACCCACACAGAAGTAAAAAATATTCATGAGGTGATGTATAATATTGCTACGAGTCATGGTAAAACTACTCTACAATTTAATGGAGGATCAGAAAATTTTCATGAACAATGATTGGAGATATAGTGATGAACGTATGGAGATGAGACAAAAAGTTTATGGTCTCCTCCTCACAAAATTTGGTTCTGCCCTTGACGACAATGGAGAACCGATGTATACTATGGACAGCATTACCCAATGCTCTCATGACTGGGTATCTCAAGGCAATGTAAGAACAGATGGCATAGT